TGGCACAAGGACAGATAATGGATGATATGGTGAACTCACAATGGCAGAAGTCTCAGTAGGCGGCGTTTCTTTTAAAGGTGGACGCATGATGGCAGTCATTCTAGCACTTAGTAGTGCTGTAGGTGTTTTATATGGCGGGTTCGAAGCTTTCAAAAAATTTCAAGATATGTCTGCTCAAATTGAAGCTTATACAGCTCCGGACCTCAGCGGATTTGATAAGAAAATTGCTCTTGTAGAAACTAAAACGGATGCACAAGTAGAACTTGTATCACAACAACTAGATGCTTTGAAAAGCGAATTAGAGATTATATTAGGTGAAATAGATCTAATAAGTCAGGTTAGTCGGGAACTTAAAGACGACCTTAAAACAGATTTACGAAACGTTGAGCAAGACGTACGACACATAACTGAAATTGTGAATGACGTGGAAGATAGACAAAAAGAAGATTCAAGAGAGCTTATAGAAGAGATGAAGTTAATGGAAGAAAGTCTTGATTTAAAGATTAATAAGGCTTTAAATAATCCATTAAGTGGAATGTCAGCTAAAACTAAATAATGATTAAATTTTTTTTAGTAGGAGTTTTTTGTGTTACGCAACCTGTTGAAGATTGCACAAGAGTAGCAGGCAGTTCTTTTTTTGATAATAAAGAATCTTGTATTTTAGCTGAACAAAATTTTACAAATAAAATGTTAAAACAAGACCCCTCTAATACGATTATATTAGAATGTGTTTCTGCTTATCCTATAATTTTAAATAAAACTATACATTTTTAATGTCTATGCCTCCTCCTTTTGGAGCTATTTTTGTATATAAAACTATGACTTTTTTGTGTAAGATTACAAAATGGCTAAGCAGACAGCTTCGGAGTATTTCACTCCGCATAAAAAAAGAACTAGTATAGGTCATTCAAAAAGAACTAGACCTAAAAACAAAAACAAGAGAAAGCAATGGAAGAGATACAGAGGGCAAGGGAAATAGAAAAAGATGTTAGGTTGTGGTCCAAACATTTTTTGGAAATTCCTAATAAACATTTAGGAGGATATCCAGCATGTCCTTTTGCTAAAATGGCATGGCTTCAAGATAAAGTTCAAATAGAAGTAAAACCTAAATTTTTATCTTATAAAAAAGAACTTAATGAACACATATACACATTAGATTTTGCTGTAAAAGAAATATTGATTTTTTGTGATTCATTTTATAGTTATTCACCTAATCAGTTTCATGAAATAACAGAAGAGTATAATACTAAATATAATAGAAATAATATGTATTTTATGTCTTTTCACCCTCATAATCCTGCGACAACAGAAGATCAAGCTTTTTTAGTAGAACCACAAGGTAAGGTTCCTGAAGTAACCAGTGATTTAAAATATTCTATGATGTTAGTACAAAAGTTCTCGCAATTAGAGGAAGCTTCTGATAAATTACGAAGGCAGGGTTATTATAAAAAATGGCCTAAAGAATACTATCAAGACGTTGTAGTATCAAGAAGACAAAAATATAACAAGATCAAAGGAGATCTATCATGATGGGAAAAAAGAAAATGGCTATGAAAAAAGGCGGCAAGCCTGTTAAATTAGCTAAAGGTGGCGGAATGCTAGCTAAGAAAAAAGAAGTAGTTAAAAAACGTGGCGGCGGTTCAATGGCAAAGAAAAAACAAGTCATGAAAAAACGTGGCGGCGGAATGATGGCAAAGAAAAAATAAATAAATGTCAGGCTTGAATATAAAAACGCCTACATATTCTACAACAGCTGGTTTTATTCTAGATTTAGACCAGCTTGTTGAAGAAGCTTTTGAGCGTTGCGGTTTACAAGATAGATCTGGTTATCATCTTAAAACAGCAAGACGTTCAGTAAATATAATGTTAGCTGATTGGGCTAACAGAGGTTTAAATTTATGGACTATTCAATATAGAACAGCAACAATTGCAAAAGGAACTCAATCTATTTCGGGATCTGATCTCTACGGTGTAGATGCTGCAGGTAATGCTACAACAGATAATAACGATAGTTCTCAAATTATAGATATTCAAAACGCTGTTATGTCAAACAACAACGGAGATTTTTCTATGACAAGAATAGGTAGAGAAACTTATTGGGATTATACTGTTAAAACAACGGAGGGAAGACCGAGTCAATTTTATTTTGAAAGAACTATTCTTCCTACTCTTTATTTATTTCCTCAAGCAGATGCAGCGTATACATTAAAATATTACGCTTCAATTAGAATGACAGATTTAAATAACTATACTAATAACGCTCAAATACCTTTTAGATTTATGCCTTGTTTAGTTGCAGGATTAGCTTATTACATCGCTATGAAATATGCTCCTGACAGATTACAAATGTTAAAAGCTATTTATGAAGAAGAGTTTACTAGAGCAGCTAATGAAGATGTAGAAAAATCAAGTTACAGTATGGTTCCAAGACATAACTTTATAAGGTAAATATGGGTAAGTATGCATCAGGAAAATTTGCTTTAAGAGTTTCAGATCGTTCTGGTCAATCATTTCCTTACAATGAAATGGTTCAAGAATGGAATGGTTCATGGGTTCATATTTCTGAATTTGAACCAAAACAACCTCAACTAGATCCTGATAACCACCCTACAGATTTTGAAGCTTTAGAGCACGCAAGACCACAAAGAGTAGATAATAAAGTTTTTGTAGGAGCAGGAAATGTAAACTCTAATGTTGGAAATCCTTTAAAAGGAACTTATAGTGGTTCTGGTGATGGATTAGCAACTAATAGTTTTGATACTCTAATTGAAACAGTAACTTTTGCAGACGGCACTGTAATAAAACAAAGAAGCATGATGCCTTTAAGTGTACAACAGCCAAATAAAGATATATTATTACACTCTAGTACAGGAACAGTAACGGTAATTATATCATGACAACATACACAGAATTATTATCTGAAATTAGAAGCTACACAGAAGTAGATTCTAACGTTCTAACAGATGCAATATTAAATGATATTATTTTACAAGCTGAAATTAGAATATTTAGAGAAGTAGACCTAGACTGTTTTAGGTCCTATCAATTTACAACATTAACACAAGGTAATGAATTTATTTCACTACCTGGTCAAACCCCAAGCACAATGGCTTTTGTAAGGACAGCTTCTATCTATCCAACAGCAGGCACTGATGCTAATAACAGAACTTATTTACTACAAAAAGATATAAGTTACATGACAGAATATTGGCCAAATAGAACTACACAAAGTAAACCAAAATATTATGCAATGTGGGACCAGAACACAATATATCTTGCGCCTACACCAGATTCTGCGTATAATATTGAACTTGCTTTGAATCGTAATGAAACAGGGTTATCTAGTTCTAACACAACTACTTGGGTTAGTACGAACGCACCACAAGTTTTATTATATGGCTGTTTAGTTCAAACTTTTAAGTTTCTTAAAGGTCCATATGATTTACTTGCTCAATATGAAAAAGGCTACCAAGAAGCAGTACAGCGACTTGCATTAGAACAACAGGGTAGACGTAGAAGAGATGAATACCAAGATGGTGTCATTAGACTTCCTTTACCTTCACAACAACCATAAAGGAGATAAAAAATGGCAATAGCACAAGCAGTTTGCAATAGTTTCAAAAAAGAACTATTGGAAAGTTATCATGATTTTTCTGCTAGTGGTGGTGATACATTTAAAATTGCGTTGTTTACATCAAGCGCAAGTTTAGGTGCTACAACTACTGCTTACAGTACAAGTAATGAAGTAACTAACGCATCCGGATCAGCTTACTCAGCAGGTGGGGAAACTTTACAGAATCAATCTGTAACAGGAGGTAGTTCAGCATCAACAGCATATGTTGATTTTGGAACAGACCCTCAATGGACTTCAGCTAGCTTTACAGCTAACGGTGCAATGATTTATAATACAACAGCTGATGGTGGATCAAACACTACTAACGCAGTTTGTATTTTAGCTTTCGGTGCAGATTTTACAGCTACTAACGGAACTTTTACAGTTCAGTTTCCAGCACCTGGTACAAGCACAGCTATCCTTAGACTATCATAAGGTAATTCATGGCATTTATTGTTAATGACAGAGTAAAAGAAACCTCTACTACAACTGGTACAGGAGCTGTTACATTAAGTGGAGCAGTCACTGGTTTTGAAACTTTTGGAGCAGGAATAGGTAATTCAAATACCACATACTATTGTATTGCTTTACAAGACGGCACTGAGTTTGAAGTAGGTTTTGGAACTTTAAACGGTAGTTCTTCAACATTAACAAGAACATATATTATATCTAGTTCTAATTCTGATGCTGCTGTTAATTTTTCAGCAGGAACTAAAGATGTATTTTGTACAATGCCAGCTGCAAAAGTTGGTTTACCTAACCCTGAAGAATACGGTTCTTCATCAGCACCTAAATTAATTACAGTAACCGTAGCTTCTAAATCAGGATCTCATCCTTATCAAGGTCAGGGATCAAGCAGCGCTTATTATTTAGACGGACTAGAATCTCCAGCCTTAAGACTTTCTGGTACAGATTCATCTTATAAATATTATTATAGATTTGATCAATCAGATTCTACAAACAGTTCTCACCCATTAAGATTTTATTTAGAAGCAGATAAATCTACAGCCTATACAACTGGCGTGACTACTAATGGGACTGCAGGAAATTCTGGTGCTTATACACAAATTGCTGTAGACGAAACAACACCAAATATTTTATATTATCAATGTTCTTCTCATGCATTAATGGGTAATCACGTAACAAGTATTGGTAACAAAGTTAACTCTAATTTAGTAACTATAGGTGATGTAACAGTAGGCGCTAAACTAAAAATGCCTACAAACACAGCAAATAAAATATTAGTTGCGGACGGAACATCATTTGAAGAAGTAGATATTTCAGGTGATGCAACAATAGCATCTGGAGGTGCTTTAACTATTGCAAATGATGCAGTAGAACAAGCAATGATAGCTGATGATGCCGTTGGGGCAGATCAATTAGCATCTAATGCTGTAGTAACCGCCTCTATAGTTGACGATGCTGTAACGCAAGCGAAGATTGCAGATGACGCTGTTGGACCAGATCAACTTGCCAACACAAGTGTATCAGCAGGAAGTTATACAGCAACTTCTTTAACAGTAGATGCTCAAGGTAGATTAACAGCAGCTTCAAGTGGATCAGCAGGAGCTAGCGCAGGATTCGTGATTGCCATGTCGGTGGCGCTCTGATATAAAAGATGAAAAGGAGATAATTAAGTGGCCCAAGATTTTGAAAGAGTTGTAGCATATGATTCAGCAGGTGATGTAAACATAGGCACAACTGTAAGAACAGTTTTAACATCAAATAGTGATGATGCTCTCATTGGAATAAGACTTACTAACATTACAAATGCCACTATAAAAGCTGATGTATATATTACTAGCAGTGCTAGTGGTTCTTCAGCAGATTCTTATTTTGCAAAAGGAACTCCAATAGCAGCAGGAGGTTCTTTTGAATTAATTGATGGAGGATCAAAAATTAATATTCAGTCTGGAGACGCTTTGAAAGTTAAATCTGATACAGACGCTAGTTTAAATGTATGGGTATCTTTTATAGATAGCATCAGCACCTAGGAGTTAAAATGGCTTATCTAGGA